GTGGAAGATTAAGTGTTTCAATAAATTTTTTGGCTTCAATTAAAGAATAGTTCTCAGTAGCAGTTACCTCTGAATCAATCTCTACTTGATATTGCCGTTCTTCAGCAAATTTTTGAATGTATGGAACAAGGCCATGATACAGACCCATTGTTCGTAAATCCAATAGGCGTATCTTTCCATCCCAATATCGTGCTTTGTATGCAGGTGTAAATTGATAACCTGGCACAAAAAAAGTAAAGTAATCTGAAAGTTCTTGAGCTATATTTCTTTCTGAGTGAACACGAATAAAAGCTTCATTGACTTTCTCTAGTCTAATATCCAATTAAATTCCTTGTATGAACCGCTCCCAGGAAATAAAATCCCTTAGCTGGTAGGTTCTACTATTTAATTCTTTCAAAATACTTTGACAGGCATCTACAATTTCATCATGGATCATTTTTGATGCCACTAATTTGTTTAAGTCATCATCACTTTCAAAGTAGGTATTGATTTCAGATTTCAATACAAATGGAAATGGCTCCCATCCATATTGTCTAAGAGTATCATCATCTAGTTTACCTGTATAATATTCCCATTTAATTCGCTTCAATCTGTTATACTTGAACTCGGCTTCTTTTGCCAATAGGCGATGCCGTGAAAGTATATTCAAATACTTACTGTGTAATTGTGGAATGTTTGTGAGTTCTTTGCCGGGTTCTGTTCTATCAATAACAGAATCTTTTGCCCACAATTCTAATACTTCGTCAAGTTTGTTCATAATAAAGCCTCCTTATAGGAGTATATCAGTTTTGTGATACTATGTCAACATCATAATAGGAATATCTGAATGTGGCATCGGCAGTAATGATACTGTCTGGTGTATCAGATGCCGACATTACAAATGTAGATAGGGTTGTAGGGAATACTTCATAAAATTTAAATCGGTGAGTTGGATTATTTGCCGATGATAATATGGTAACTGTAGCATCGGAATATTGAGCACCAATTCCTAATTCTTGCCTTATGCCAGATTGTTTACTCAATAGGCCTAAATTTTGGTATTCTTTGAAATTGGTTGGAAAAGTCATAGCACGGATCCAATCATGTATTTCTAACCATGCTTTTAATTGTTCATCAACAATAAAGGTAACATTCAATAAGTCATAAATGGCTTTTTCACCAGGTCTATACAAGTCAACAAAAGGAGTGTTTTGTGGAACTTCAGACATGGAAATGCCAGGCACACTTACAGACTGGCAAAAGTATTGAACATTAGACGCCCTACTAAAGTTTAATTGAAACTTATTAGGGTGTAGATAATTTGGATTGGCTGGGTTTCTTGTTAAGGCTGTCATACTACTATTTATACGCCAAAAAAAAGAGACCACCGAAGTGGTCTCTCTAAGAACTCTCTTGTTGGAGTTTTTAATTACATCAAATTGAAAATCCGGAAACCACGGTAGTAGTTGTTGGATTGAACATTCAATGCGCCAAGGTCGGCTGTTGTACCATTCGCAAATGGATTGCCTACTAGACCGTAACGGGTCTTGAAGCCAATCTTTGGTTGGAATGTACCGGTATCAACTGCACGAACCATTTGTAACGGAACGTATGGGCAGTAGAAAATACCAGCGTCATAGGCGTTTGTACCTTTGTAACCAACTACAGCAAACTCATTGGTAGAATTTGTGGTGAAGTATGGGTCGATGTAAACCTTGATACGACCAAACATTGTACCAGCAAATGTGTTACCTGTATCGTCAACTGTTAGGCTAACTTGAGATTGTAAAGCAGAGTTATAATCTAACAAACCTGCCATTGCAAAAGCAGATGCAACATCAGAAGAGCAGATTAAAACATTACCTTTGCCACGGCGAGTTGTCTTGGCAATTGTATTAGCTTCACGCTCGATTTGGAATGCCAAACCTTTAATCTTCTCAACCATCCAACGACCGTTGGAATCTGTGTCAAGGTTAAATGTGCCAGGAGTTGTTGTACCAACTTGAGCACCCAACTTAGCAACACCATAGATTGTGCGGATAACTTCACGGTTAATTTCAGCAAGAATTTCAGACGACAAAATATTTGCCAATTCTGTTTCTGCATCCAAACCATGAACTGCTTTCAAGTCTTGAGCAAGTTCTAATGAGTATTCTGCCTTCAAAGCACGAGTCTTTGCAGTTACAGTAACTTTCTCAATAGAGAATGCCATTTCTTGGAATGTATTACCAGATGCGCCATCACCTAAAGCTTCAGCACTACCTGTGGTCATAGCAGCGATTGCAGCAGCATTACCAGCAAATGTGTTGTTAGCAGCAGTATCAGAAGGAACGCTAAGGGCGATTTGAGCGCCACCACCGTTTGCACCAGCGAAACCTGTGTTGGCTTCGTTGAAGAATGCCTCTGTACCACCTTGAGCTGCATAGCGTGAACGCATAGCAAAAATCAAACCTGTTGGACCAGTCATTGGCTGAACACCGCAAATATCATAAGCGATGAGGTTAGGCAACGAACGGCGAACCAAGCTGATTAGGATTGGGTCGAAACCAGCAACAGGGCCTGCAGCAGCTGCACCACCACTAAAACCGCCTGTACCAGCAAAGTTTGTTGGGGAACCAGCTTCTTGAAGGATGTTACCAGCTTTAGCCATTTCTTGAACTTGATTTTCAAGAACGACAGCTGTTACTGCTTTACGATATGGGTCTTTAATAGCTGGCATATCTGGATGATCCAGAACGCCTTCCCATTTTTTCTGTAATTGTTCGGACAAATACATTGAGTTTCTCCTTAGAGTTTAATTAAATTTTAGTTTTAGAAATTGCATTTGCAACTGCGGCAACATAAGGGTCGTTAGAAACGACTTGCTTCTCTGAGCCATCAGTTACTTCTTCTTGAAGTTGTGCTTCACTGGCTTTTTTAATGCCAGATGGAAAATAGTTCTCACGAATGGTTTCAAGTTTCTCTTTGTATTCGTCCTCTGTGGAGAATTCAACACTCTCTGCGAGCGATTTAATTTTTTCAACTTGAGTTGCAATGAGACCTTCACATACTTCACCAGCAATTTCTTTTTTGCGGGATTCAACTAATGCCTTAGCAAAGCTAACTCCACGCTCGATTTCTTCATTGAGTTTGGTTTCAAGTTCTTCAACTTTACCAGCCAACTCATCAACGAGGTCGACTTTTTCTGCAGGCACATCAATATAGTGCTCTGCAAATAGATTGCGTAAACCGGCAATAAAATCTTCGGTCATTTCGGAACGGAGACCAGATTCAATAGCGATTTGATTTTCTTCCATCCATTGCTCAACAATGTAAGATAGATAGTCATCAACTTTCTCTGTCAAATCTTGCTTGATGGACTCAACTGCTTCCTCAAGCATACCAGCATAACGCTCTTCGGTTTCTTCTTCAATTTGAGTAACACGGTCTTGAACACGAGCTTCAAAAATTGTAGAAACTTTGGATTTGAATTCTTCTGAAATGGTAGAATCATCAGCAAAAAGAGCATCAATGTCCTCTTTCATTTTCTTCTTCATCATTTCTTTCTTTTCTTCCATGTCATGCGATTTTTCAGCAATGACTTCTTCTTCGGACTCTGTTTCTTCCATTTTGGCAGAAGCTGCGGATGGCTTCGTTGTTGGAGCAGTTGCAGATTTAGCGCCCTTGGTTGTGTCGATTTTATTAGAATCGTCAGTTGGCTTACCGTCTTGTGGTGTTGGTCCACCCAAGTCAATAACTTCGCCATCTAGTTTTTGTGAAGGCATAGCTGGTGCAGCACTCTTGCTTTGTGCAAGAATTTCTGCGGCTGCCTCAAATAATTTGTTTGATGCCATTAGGAATCTCCTTATGATTTTCTATTTATAAAATTAAAGTTTTCGGATAAAGTTTTCAAACAAGGTTAAGGCAACCTGTTCTATGTCTTTGCGTGATGCTTGTCTAATCTGTCTTTTTGCTGAATCAATGTCGGCCTCTACGAAACGACCATCAACAAATAACCACTCTTTGTTTTCCATAATTCCATTAACAAATGCACCTGGAGCAGATGGATCTGCTACGATATCAGCTGCCGTTGCCAATTTGAAATCATCTTGAACCAAGTTGTAACCTTCTTTTGTTTGCGTGAGTGAACCCATGCCACGAGAAGATACTCCAAGGTTAACACCGGAATCAATAAAGTTTTTAACAATTTGACCATAGGGTGTTTCTAAAATCATCGCTTTACCAATGAATGCCTCACCATTGTCCTCAAGTGAAACAATCTTATGTGATACACGCTCTAAGTTAATAGATGGGGTATCAGGATGACCTAATTCACCTAAGGCACGATTTGTTTTGACAAACTCCTCATTATAACGACCAACTTCCTTAGATAAAGTATCTTTGGTATAAAGTCGGTTGTTTTTATTTGGTTTGTCGTAAACTAAAAAAGGACCAGTAATATACAGGTTCTTTTTGCCGTTTTCAGAAGCTTCAGTAATATACTGAACTTGTTCTATTCTCTCCGTAATAAGCTTCATATTACATTCCTGTTAGTGGTGTTGTGTAATTAGCAGACTTAGATAACTCTAAAAATAATGTTCCGCCTGTTGTAATTGTAATGACTACATTAGATGTGTTGTTATTGGCAATTGAATATGCCCACTCATCAAATCTAATCTCACCTGCATTGTGGAATGTACCAATTACATTGCCATTGCGAACAATAGTAATGTTACCGTTTGTTGACCAGTTAATCCGTTTGATGTCAGCAGCACTAACAACTTCATTACTATTAGCTGCTAAAGAAATAAGATTAGCATAGTAAGTGCCAGTGCCTTCAACACGAACAATCGAATCTGACCTTAATGTATTTGAAATTTCTATTGGCATTTTATTTTATTCCCATGGATGTGCGGCGTCTGATAGACATTTTTCTTTTGAGTAATGTTCTACGCAATTTTGCTTTACCTTTTGTCTTCCAGTACCTTTTTAATTTTCTTGCTTTTTGTATTCTTTCAATAGCAGGTATTCTTTTAACGGTGTTACCTGATATTCTAAATCCTTTTATTGCAGATTTTCTTACATTTTTTTGAACAATAATTCTGCCTTGTGCATTTCTACGAATACGGCGGCGAATCTTTTTAACTCGACCCATTTTAATTACATTCGTTGAGGCTTCATCCAATTGTTCTTCTACTTCAACATAAGTATTTCTACCTACAAATTCTTTTTCTTCTGCCAAATAGTTGGCAGCTATCTCATCAAGGCGATTGAATAAAAATTCTTTGGCCTCAATAAGTTTGTTTTTTCCAATAAGGTCAACAAAGTTCATTTCATTTTACTAACAGCAAAGTTGGCTGCTTTTTGCATATGGTGTGATGACCTTGATACCATGTCAGCAAACTTGGTTTTATTTTCGTTATTCAAACTCTTATGTACCATTAATACGGCATGAGCAGTTTGAACATCAACCTTACTGGCAGAACCATCTTTATGGTTTACTGTGCCATGACTATGACTATCTTTAATCTTTTGTAGTTGACCCATTGCATCAACTGCTTCTTCTAATTCTGTTTCTTCTGCTTGAATAAGAGAATCTAAACCAGCTTCATTACTATAAGGTACAGAAAAATATTTTTTTAATCTTTCATTATAGTATAAAGCAATTTTAGTTCCTTCAGGATATATACGAATTGCTTTTCTTTTTAATACTAATACAAACGGTGGATCAATTCTTTCGTTTAATTGCACCACTTCTTCTTTTGCTAATTCAACTGTGCCATCTGCTACTGCTGGTGTAGTATCACCAAGCTTAATTCGGTGAGCTTTATACTTTTGACCAGTTTTATCAATCTTATAATCAGAAGTATCAACAATATCTTCTCTTACTGCTCGGCGAGTTTGTTGAAAGATTTGTTTATTATTGCTAATTAAATCTACCATTTTATTGAATAAATTTTGAACAATCATCCTATCAGCAGGACTAAAGTTTGGTTTTTCTTCACCCATCTTATCTAAGATTTTGTGAATACGTTGTATCTGTGCTTTATTGGCAAGACCAGCACGAACCAACATATCAAACTTTGAATAGTCTGATTTTTCTTCTTCTAATAGAATGTTTTTAAAATCTTCTAATGATTTCATTCTTGTTCTATTGGTGTGTCCGCAGTATCTTGCACTTCAACTTCTTGTTGACCACCAAATAATGCTGTTGAGATTTCTTGTTTACGAGCATCTAATGCCTCAAAGGCACGAGCAGACAATAAATCTGCTAATGTTTCTTTTGCATCAGCAGCTTGTCCAGAAGCTAACTGATTAATAAATGTTTCTGTTGTCATAGTATTCTCCATTATTTCCTATTTATATTAAAAGCATACTTATTTACCGCATCATCTAACTGAGGAGTTAACGACTCCGTGCCGCTGCTTTCCTGAGTGTTGTCCTCGGCTTGACTTGTTGCGTCTGCGTTGGTTGCTTGGGCTGAGGTTTCTTCGCCATCAGCAAGAACGGGTTGGCTGCCTTCTTCTTCAATTTCTTTCTCCATTTCTTCAATTTCTTCGTCAGTCATACGAAGCACATTTTTCTTAACCCACTTACTAGAGTAATACTTACCAATAAATGGGTCTAACTGTGTTGCTGTTAATACACGCTCACGAATCAATTCTGCTTCACGCATTTCAACAAAGTTATTATCTTTCTTAAAGTCATAATAAATTGATTCTTTAAATTCGTCCCATTCTTCTGTGGTACAAATTCCTTTGAGTGCTAATTGAACACGCAAAGCATCATCAAAAATACGAGAGAATTTATTACGCAAACGATTAATAAATTTATTAAATTTAACTTCATCAC